AGATAGCGTGGACTACTCTGCGTTCCATGTATTCGATATAGAAAGCTTAGTTCAAGTTGCTGAGTATAAAGGAAAACTCCCACCAAAAGAATTTGCTAGTTTGTTGTATGGGGTAGGTGCTGAATACAATAGAGCACTACTGGTAGTAGAAAATGCTACTATCGGCTGGGCTACTCTAGAGGAATTACTATCAAAAAATTATCCGAATTTATACTATTCGACAAGAAGTGATCAATTAGATATTGATACATATTTTAATAAAGTCGAAAGAGGAGATAACGTGCCAGGATTTACAACAACAGCAAAAACCCGGCCATTGATAATTGCTAAAGGTACTGAGTTCTTTAGAGACAAAAGTGTAACTATTAGGTCTAAAAGATTGTTAGAAGAACTTCGTGTATTCGTATGGAGAAACGGTAAACCGCAATCACAGCCCGGATATAACGACGACCTAGTAATAACATACTGCATAGGTATGTATGTAAGAGACACTGCTATAAGAATGAGGCAGCAAGGAATGGAGCTTACTAGAGCACAACTTAATACTATCGCAACTCTAAATGATAGGAGGCATATTTATAACCATACCCCTCCTCCTAATGCTCATTTTCAAATGACTAATGCGAAAGGGGAAATAGAAAATTTAAACTGGCTTTTTTAAGACATGGCGGATACTAGCGTTTTCGGTAGATTAAGACGACTCTTTTCTACTGATATCATAATCAGAAATGTAGGAGGTACTAACATTAAGGTAGCTGATACTAACCAGATACAGGCTACCGGTAAATACCGTACAAATTCCTTGATGGACAGGTACACAAGACTGTACGTAAACAGGAATCTCAATATCTACAACCCTAACCTAAATTATCAGACTTTACGTCAACAGTTGTATTCTGATTACGAAGCTATGGACACGGATCCAATTATAGCTTCTGCTTTAGATATTATTGCTGATGAAGCTACCTTAAAGAATGAACAAGGAAAACTACTAACAATCAACACGTCTGATGAAAATATTAAGAAGATATTAGAGAATCTCTTCTACGACGTACTTAATATTGAATTTAATTTATGGACTTGGGTGCGGCAGATGTGTAAGTACGGGGATTTTTTCTTGAAACTAGAAATCTCAGAAAAATTTGGAGTATATAACGTACTACCGTACTCGGTGTATAATATGTCAAGATTTGAAGGATCCGATAAAGAGAACCCTTCAAAGGTAGAATTTATATTAGACTTAGACGGACTACTAGCAACTTTAGACCCCGGGTACATGCCCCAGACTCAAAAGAACGCTATAAGATTAGATAATTACGAGGTAGCCCACTTTCGATTACTATCAGATGCCAATTACCTGCCATATGGTAGATCTTACATAGAGCCTGGGAGAAAAATCTTTAAACAGATGACTTTAATGGAAGACGCTATGCTACTTCATAGAATAGCAAGAGCTCCAGAAAAGAGAATTTTCTACGTTAATGTAGGATCAATTCCAGCTAATGAGGTTGAACAGTTTATGCAAAAGACTATCAACAGTGTAAAGAAGACTCCTTACATCGACCAACAGACCGGACAGTACAATATGAGGTATAACATGCAAAACATGTTAGAAGATTTCTATATACCTATTCGAGGAAACGATACAACAACAAAAATAGAAACATTACCCGGGTTAACTTACGACGGTACTGGGGATGTTGAATACCTAAGAAACAAGTTATTTGCAGCTTTAAAAATACCTAAAGCATATTTTGGGTACGAAGGAGAACTGCAAGGTAAAGCTACTCTTGCTGCAGAGGATATAAGATTTGCTAGAACTGTAGAACGTGTTCAAAGGATCATCGAGAGTGAGTTAACTAAGATAGCGTTAGTGCACCTTTACGCGCAAGAGTATACTGGAGAAAGTTTAACTAATTTTGAATTAACATTATCGACACCATCTATAATCTACGAACAGGAGAAGATAGCCTTGATGACAGAGAAAGTTAATCTCATTAACAGCTTATTAGAAACTAAACTTATATCTAGCGACTGGATATACGAAAACATTTTAAAGTTCTCAGAGGATCAATACACGGAGATGAGAGACTTGATTAGAGAAGATGCTAAAAGAGCTTTTAGGTTAACTCAAATCGAAAATGAAGGGAACGATCCAGCACAGACTGGAGAGACGTACGGAACACCTCATGATTTAGCTACAATATACAGAGCTGACAGAGATGGTGAACAAGATTTACCGCTGGGGTATAACGAGCGAGAAGCGCCTAGAGGTAGACCTGTAAAACATGTATCTATGTACGGCACACAGGAGGATCCGCTAGGGGGAAGAGACAGGTTAGGAGTACACGGAATGAAAGGGGGATATCCGTCCGATAATGAAAATGTAAACGAAGGGCAGAAGACTAAAGCAGTATTCCACAAAAATAGAGATATTTTTAAATCTAAAAAAGTAAACCTTTTCGAAGGAAAAAAAGACTTACTGGACGAAGGTAATATTAAAGATTTATAAGAAATAACGTATATTTATAAAGGAATACTGTCTGATGAATAAAATTAAACATTCAAAGTATAAAAATACCGGCTTACTCTTCAACCTACTGGTTAAGCAGTTAACAGCCGACATACTGGAAGGTAGAGATTCTGCCTGCGCTATGATTATAAAAAAATACTTTCACACTGGATCCCCATTATCAAAAGAAAACAAGTTATACCAGACTGTAGTAGAGAGCACCAATACTGCTGTAAATAAAGCTAATGCAGTGGTATTTACGGTACTTGAGATCTCAAGGAAATTAGGTAGGGAAAAGCTACTAAAGCTAAAGTACGATTTAATAAAAGAGATTAAAAGTAATTACGATCTAGATGAATTCTTTACAATAAAAATACCGGAGTACAAAATACTAGCTGCAACCTATACCTTACTAGAAGCACATAACACGCCAGAGTTAGTTGATCCAGAGATCATTATTAGTAACAAAACCACTCTACTTGAGCATATGACTCAAGCTACGCCAACTAACGAAGATTCAAGAGAGAGTTTAATTGAAGAGTATTCCAAGTACGATGATGATTTACGGCTGTTAGCATATCGAATTCTTTTAGAAAAATTTAATACGAAATACAAAACATTGTTACCGGAGCAGAAGCTAGTATTAAAGGAATTTGTGACATCCGTATCCTCTACGAAAAAGTTAAAAACTTTTATAAACGAACGTATCAAAACAGTACGAGAGAGTTTAGAAACTCTAAAAGGTAAAGTTTCTGATGAAATTTTAAGAATTAAACTTACTGAGCTTTTAAATCATGTAGCTGAAATAAAAACTACTGAGAAAGTAGAAGATACTCATTTAGTTACGTTAATGAACTATTACGAATTAATAGAAGAATTGAAACATGCTGAATAAAGTAACTAGAAAATTGATCAGAGAACTTATAGTGAAAGCTATAACTGAGCAGTCTGCTACCGGAGCAGTAGGTGGGTATTTGACAAAATACGCGTTCGCTCCTCCCGGTAAGGATAGTTACAATACACCTGGAGCTAAAATTTTAAAAAAGTACGGTTTTAAAAAACCACCTAAGTTTAAAAGTAAGGCTATGGACGTAATAAGGTACTACCAAGAAGGTAAAATTTAAAACTATGAATACTTTACAAGAAAAATACAACGCTATTGCAGAAGGTAAGTTTGACAAAGTAAATTTTGTACGAGAGGCAAAAAATACTTTCCCTAATTTTATAACACCTGCAAACACTTTTGACGATGTCGTTAAAATACTTAAGAACAAAGGAGTTTTAACTGAAAGTAAAAAAGAACAAGCTGCAAAGCCGGTACAGTACCCTTTAGAGAATTTTTTACCTGAAGATAACTACTCGCTTTACGAAATCGATTTAGGAGTTAGAGTTGAGTTAGATAAAATGGGCCTACTCCCTGGAGAAAGACCTACTGAAGAGCAGTACGAGAAAGCTAGAGGAACTGCTTTAAAAAATTTGAAAAAAGATAGGAACTGTTATAGTATACCTAATAAACAAGAAAAGAGAAAAGATCTTCCTAAAGAGATCACCAAGAGCCAGGATAGTTTAGTTGATTCAGCAAATAGTATGCAAAAAGTTAAATTGCAGGAGTCTTTTACTAAACTAATTAAAAAAATAGTTGAAAACAAATGAACCAGGTAATTACAGAGTATCTACCGTTTAAGAGTCTACTTATTGAATCTACCGGAAAGCCTGGCGTTTACGAGGTAGAAGGAATAGTACAAAGAGCTGGTGATAAAAACCATAACGGACGAGTCTACGAACTAGAAGTGCTTTCTAGGGAAGTAGATAAGTACATTAAGAATTTTGTAGATGTAGGTAATGCATACGGAGAATTAGACCACCCAGACTCGCCTGTTGTAAACTTAAAAAATGTTTCCCATGTTGTTAAAGCATTGTGGTGGAACGGTAACGATTTACTTGGTAGACTGGAGCTATTAAACACCCCTTCAGGAAATATCGTTAGAGAAATTCTAAAAGGAGGACACACTATAGGTATCTCTTCTAGAGGAACTGGGACGGTTAAAGAGACAAACGAAGGATATTTAAAAGTTCAAGATGATTTCGAATTAGTCTGTTGGGATTTTGTGTCTAATCCGTCAACTAAAGGAGCTTTTATGAAACCAATAAGGTTAAACGAAAGTAAACAGATTGTAGACCGGTATGCTAAAGCTCATGACCTGGTCGGAGAATTACTTTGCCTGACAGCTAATAAATGTCTAATACGGTAAATATATATTAAATCTTTTTCTACTTTTTATTTAGATATATATTAATGCAATATATCGTTACTACGATATTTTTACATTAAATATATTACGTTTTTAATAAACGTACAAATCCCTAAATTTTAAAGTATGAAAAACGATTCAAACCTTTTTAAGGAAGCTATTGCTGAAGCCAAAGCGGTACGAGAAGCCGCTATTGCTAACGCTAAAGCTGCTTTAGAAGAGACAATCACCCCACGATTGAAAGAGTTACTCGTAACTAAACTCAATGAGATGGAGCTGGAAGAAGAGCAATTTGATGAATTAGAAGAAGCGAAAGAGAAAGAACCTAAAGAAGATCCTGAAAAAAACGAGGCTAAAGAATCTGAAGAAGATGAAGAATCTGGAGAAGAGAAGAAGCCTAAAAAGGGTGAAAAATCCGAAGAAGGTGAAGAGGAAGATGAAGTAGAGATTCCTGAAGATCTGACAATGGAGAAGTTAGAGCAAATGATCACCGACATTGTACAGAAGGAACTTGCCGGAGAAGAAGCAGAACCAGGAGACATGGGAGACATGGGAGATATGAACATGGGCAATGCTGAACCTCCTGCAGATGACGAAATATCCTTAGAAGAACTTTTAGCAGAACTCGAACAAGAGGGTTTACAAGAGGAAGATGATGAACCGAATATTGACGAACTACTCTCTGAATTAGCTCAGTTTAGAAAAGAATCCGAGAAAGCATCTAACAGAGACCGTCAGTTAGCCGAAGCCCTCAAGACTATCAAATCTCTCAAACAAGATCTCACAGAAATTAATCTTTTAAATGCTAAACTACTTTATGTAAATAAGCTTATGAAAGAATTTAATTTAGCAGAATCACAGGTCGTAAACATTATGACTGCTTTTGACAAAGCAGAAACAGTAGACCAAGCTAAATTAGTATACGAAACAGTAGTTCCTAACTTATCTAAAAGAGCAAAAATTACTGTTAATGAAAACAGAGGATTTGCATCAAAGCCAGCAGGTACAGCGCCTAAGAAGGTACTTACCGAAAGTACAGATGTAATTTCATCTGAAGTAGTAAATAGACTCCAGATTTTAGCTGGAATTAAAAAACCCCTTTAAACAACCTTTAAACCCTAATTTTACAACCTATGTTAAACCAACTTTTAGAAACCGCAAACCCTTGGAAAAACCTCCAAGAAGAAGCCCAAAGACTTGCCGGTAAATGGCGGAGATCTGGCCTCTTAGAAGGTCTTGAATCCAGTGTTGACAGAAACAACATGGCCATGATTCTTGAGAATCAAGCAAAAGGTATTATTGCCGAGCAATCTTCAACCGGTACTGCTACATTGGGTAGC